TGGCGGATGAACTGGAGTCCTCCAAGGAGCTTTTATTGGCTTTATTGGGGCGTGAGGCGTATGCAAACGTAGTTACTAGTAACAAGGTATTAATGAACTTAACTAGACCCACCTTGGATGAAGCTGGAAAACAAATGGTTCCTCGTGTCGCCGCGACTGGCGGCGGGTTGAGGATTTGGTTTGGAAATGTCGCCGCACCCGTTACCGATAGACTCGGTTCAATGGTTCTTACTATGCAGTCAAGGTTCCCCATAACAAAACAAGTCATAAGTGCAAAACAGTACGACAAGTATCAAAATGCTCTTTTGAAAACTATACTGCTCGGCAGAAGGGGTCACGAACTTATGGATAGTGAAGTGCAGGATTCTCCCGAAATGATGAAGTTTGTGCAAGACCAACTGCAAGGGATTAAGGACGAAGCTAATCTATTAAGACCAGAAGCGTTTCCAGACCCCATTGAAGTTCAATAAAAAACCCTACCCCCAAAAAGGGAGCAGGGTTTCCAAAGGGGGTAAACGGAGAGAAAAGAAACGAACTCTCTGTTGGCGATTACTCAACCAACTTCCCTTTGACGATTTATATTATATCTTGATGGTCAATATTGATTAGTCAAGGTATAACATAAAGTTTTTAGGGGTACCCACTTTTTAGTGAAATCTACCCACACAATGATAGTGTTTAAAAATACAACCGATGTCCCGCTCGCCTTCACGATTCTTAGCAATCTTATAGACTAGCTCAGTATAAGCACCCCTGCTATCTATGCCCTTAGAAGATTCGGTATCTCCCCTAGCGGGATACATCAGAAGGACGACATCCGCATCGTTTTCAATGTCCCCCGAATCCTTTAGATCGTACAAGCTAAGTCCACCCTCCCTTTTAGCACCTTCACGATTGACTTGAGCAAGCAATATTACCGCTACGTCTAGCTCCAAAGCCATTTGCTTGATTCTGTGGGATATACTGGCTATGCCTTCGGCTTTGCTCATACGGGACGAATTAAAGGGTATTAACTGCAAGTAATCAATTACTACAAGTTTTACTCCCATCTTCTTAACTAGGCTCCTAGCTTGTCCTGCTAGGTCGTCCGCACTTTTTACTGTGTGAATAGTATAAATTGGCAATTCGGCAAGCTCCTCATTGTGCTTTATAAAGCCTTCCGCCCGTTTTCTACCCTCTTGGGTTTCGTCAATGGTCTTATAATTAATACCCGAAAGAGTCTGAAGTAATCTTTTGGTAATCTGCTTTTTGGGCATTTCAAGTGAAAAAATGGCTACCCCCTTTTTCTGTCTCTTGGCTGAGTTCAAAGCTATGTTCAAAGCTAATGCCGATTTACCGCAAGATGTTGGGGCGGTCAATGTAAGCACTTCGCCCGATGCAATTCCGCCGTTTCCCAACATAGAATCCAGTCTTCCTACATTGGTTGTAATGACATCGGGTTCAAATCCGCCCTCTAAAATGGCATTTATGTCCCCGTTAATGGCTTCAGTTGCCGATAAAAGGTTGTAGTCCTGTACATCCACCCGAATATCGGCGTTTAAGTCCGCTTCAAGTTGTGCTTTTATCTCATTTGAGGGGGTTGACTCCTCTTCCGCTACTTCTCTAGCCAGTCTACAAGACCTTATAACATTCCGTAACCTAGCTTTCTCTGCTACTGTCTTAGCACAATATTGTAAGTCCAACGGGGTTGTCACATTGTCCATAATGGAAAACAGTCCTACCATCCCGCCAATCTCATTGGTTGCGTTGATGGATTTAATCTGCTCCATTACCGAAACCTCGTTGAGGGGTTCGTTCTTATCGCAAATGGATTTTATCGCTCCAAAAAGAAGCTTTCCCCTAAGTGAGTAAAAGTCCTCCGAGGACACAAGATGGCTTATGTCGTCGTAATGACTGCTATCGCCTACTTCTATGCAGGTGGCTACTATCTTCTGCTCCGCCTCTTCATTGTGAGGGGGTGTCGGTATTGTTTGATCTAACATTAATTTCTTTTATTTGGTTTAAAATTTGGTTGAGAGAAGTTAGATAAATAGTTCTCTCCTTTGAGCTTTTTGAATTATTAACTTCTTTAATCATTCTTTCAGCCATATCAATTAATACATTAAGTTCTTTCATTTTTCCTTTCGTTTAAAGACAAAAAGCCCCCCAACTTCAATGAAGAAAGGGGGCTAGCATTTATTTACCTCTTTCCAACATGCCTAAGGCTATTAAAGAGTAACCTATTAAGTCTCTAAAAATATCCTTCTCTTGATCGCCAATTGACTCAACCGCTAGGGTTCCATTAGCACACAAGGCTTTAGCTCGTTGGAATTTATCTTGCATACGAATGCAGATTCCAGTCAAAGGGGGTACCCCGAATTCAGTTGATTGATCAAAATTTTCAAACGGATTGACGCAAGATTCGCCTCCAGTATAGTCAGCATTTTTCTTGGCAGTTAGTTCAAGTATAGCATCAACTTCCCGTTTGCGGAAGTCACTCCACCACTGCTTATCGTATATTTCAATCTTCAATGAATCGGATTTCATCCTTAGAATGGTGCTTCGTCGTTAGTTGGCACCGAAGGTGTTTTAGGGACGCTTGCTGAGCTAACATCCACTTGTTTATCTTCGGGGGCGTAATCGCAAGCGAGACTTAGCATAGCTTGCCCGTTTTTGGTTTGTCGTTTCCAACCCTTGAGGTAGTAAACTCCCGCTTTATCTACTGTAATCTTACCAGTATAATCGGGATGATTTTCTTTCTCTTTTCGGTCGTTAATAAACAACCCACCACTATTTATGTATTTTGCTTGTTCCATAATTAAAATCCTTGAACAGGTGTTTTTTTGGCGTGTTCCTTGCCGTGAGTATTTGTAGCATCGGGATCCTTGGTGTCGTCAATTGCAAACAAAGCGTTCAATGCATATTTACGGGCATAACTTGATGCACTCCCAGTAATCTGAGCTTCATCCATTCCCTTTTTAATAACTGCTTCGCGGGCGAATGCCTGTGCATTGATTAATTGATCGCTATCGCTACAAGCAAGAGTTGCATTTGCTTTTACATAGTGGCGGTCGCCTACTTGTACAATATCGTCATTGATAACCAAGGTGCAGTTCCATTCATTCAACAATGGTTTTACTGCATTCAGTATATCTTCTGCGGATCGGTAGCTATAACCACCGAATTTGTTTACTTGTCCTTTCGGAGCCTTCAAAGAGGATTGTATCCCCTGTAACTTTTTTCTTATGTTATTTTCTTCGCTCATATTTAGCTTTGGTTAATTTGCGGAAGAGTTCCGCTCTATGTTTTTGATTAGAACACTTCTCAAGTTCCTCTTGTGTTGCGTTCATAGATTCCAAGATTTCAACCTGCTCGGCACTTGTCAAACTATTTTTAAATTTATTTGTTAATTGCCTCAATCCAGTTGGATGAAGGATATTGGATTGTTCTTGATCAAGGTACCCCGCCATAGCGTCAAGTGTAATGGGCAAGAGTTCTTTTTTACCTTTGCACATACCAAGATAAAAATTTTCTACCTTACCAAGTAAACTATTTGCTTGCCTTGAAATAACTCCCCGAACCATCCCAGTTTGATGGTCGTGGTCAACCACCCAATCGTCCGTCTTAGTGTCCAAGATCGGGCAAGAAATTGGCTTATGCTTGTCCCGATAAGCTTTAATTTTCCCTTGTGATAGATAGGGCATCGGTGAGTAATTTTTTTAAGTTACGCTTCTCTTCCGACAAGTTTTTTCTCTGTTCGTTGTAGCGTTCAATCTTGTGAGAAAGAACCCGTGATTCCGTGCGAATCATTTCTATTCTTGTTTGGATACGCTCTATGTCTGATGATATACTCATTTTATTTATTTTGATATTATGATTTTATATTTATTTTTCAAATTTTTTTTCCAACGAAGATAGGTTGTCGGGTGAATGTTGCACTCAGCACAAGCCGAAGATAATTTATAGCCCTGTGATTTAAAATAGTCCACTTCCCCTATAATGTCCATTCTGTCTTCATCATTCAACCCGTGAATTCTGCCAACTGAATCGGGGTACTCCATTTTTCCGTGTTCTCTCTCAAGCCTTTCATTCTCCTCGTATTCTTTTGAAATTCTTTGTTCAGCCCATTTTATAAAATTACTAATACTTTCAGCACTTGTCATCGTTCAAAACTTCAACAGATAAAATTTTTCCACTCCCTCCTCTTTTAAAAACGGCTACCCCATTTTTTTCATTTCTTGCCAATAAGAAACGAAGAGCAGTTTTTTCATCCCTTGCCCACTTGGTCGTACTTCCAACATATCCTTTAGGCATATCATTACGTTTGTACTTAATTAAATATTGATTCACTTAATTAATGGGTGCATTCGCTTTGCCCAATACAGTTTGCTTGCGAGCTTGGCATTGGTTATCCCCCACTCCATTTCTTCGGGTGTCCAAACCCTGTGATAATGTTCTTTGGTGTCACAATCAATAATTACACTTCTGCATTCGGGGATGTAGTCAAGCTTATGATCTTTCATAATCATCCAAGCCTCAATAGCGAGTTGTTCGCAGTCCTTCGCGTATGTCTTAGCCTTGCCCTTTGTGTTAGTTCTGCATTTGTAGTCAGCCAAAAACAGGGTACCCTCTTTGTCGTACCCAATAAAATCAATTGATCCCGCTATCTTAATGTAAGAATTAGATATAAGTTTTTCACAAGCTACTGGTCGCACTTCGTTTTCTATAACCCAGTTGTAAAAAGGGGTACCCCATTCATCATAATCATAGTTGTGAGGTAGTTCTCTTTTTTGATCATAGATTAATGAGTTAATCATATCCTCTATCGTTTCGTGAACCGCAGTTCCGAACTCCGAGCTTTGTATTGTATCGCCAGTTTCGGGGTGTGTTCTAGTTCCATATGTTAATCGCTCTACTTCTTGCCAAGAGTCCCCTGCCCCTTGAAGAGTAAGTTCATACATCATTCGGGGTTTATATATTGAGTCCAAAAACTCGTCTTTTACGATTCCTAATACTGTCGTTACTGATGGATAAATCTTGGAACCCTTCTTTTTAGCTTGAAAAGGGGTACCCACATCGGGGTCAAATGTTGGTTCGTTTTTGCAGTCGTAGAAGTGAGCCATAGTTAATCTTTCTTTTTATATATTTTTCTATGTTGAAGTTTTAATAAATCACTAGTCTTTATTAGCGATATTAAGTCCCGTGAATTTTTTCTACTATAACCTTTGTACAACGCTTTTGTGGGGGTACCCACTTTTGTATGTATATCACATAAGGATTCTGATAGTTCTGCTAAATCTGATCGGCGAACCATAATGTAACATTCGGGTTGTTCAAAAGCAATAAAGTCCTGTTGCCCGTATAGCCATCCATAATTTCCCAACGGGTTTTTAAACTCAACCCATATTCTTGTGGCATCCCTTGGCTTGTGTCGCTTTATGCTTTTCATCGCCTTTACGTCTATCGTCCCGACGCTACACACCCAATCAATGTGTCTATACTGCTCTTGTTTCGTTGCGGGTCTAACATCTTCGTACACGTTACGAATCAGCATCCCAAACTCCAGTTCCTTGTAGTTGCCCCTATGCCAACACGCCTTCCCAACAACGTGCCTATAGGTCGTTATGTCCTTCCAGTTATATCCTCTTTCAAAGGTAGCCATTATAGCTCTTCTAAGTCCATAACATATTCAATGGCTTGTTTTAATGATTCGTAGCTAATGCCATCGCAAGGCACTTCCGCTATCGGCAAAAAGAAACCTTCTTTATCTATCTGACAAAAATCAACTTTTCCGTCTATGTTTGTAACCCAAGTATGAGTTAATTTTTTATCAGCAAAGAATCTTAAAATATCTTCGTCCTTTCGGGGCAAGATACTTTCGTGTTCAACAACTTGAATAGCAGTCGCTATTTCTTCACTCAAGCTATCCGAGTTCTTTGATTGATGCTCTAGCTCTTTGGCTACGGCGTAGGCGTTTTCTTTTGTTATTTCCATTTTTGTTTCGTTAATTAATTAATTAGTTATTTAGTTGTTTACGCTTTCGGTTGTTTCCAAAGCGATAATTCCAAATTTAATTTTTTCTTTAAGTTCGTCAATACTTATTATTGGCACCGCCGAACTTCCGTCTTCATTCGCCCCGACAACAAGCCCATTACCAACCAAGGCTTGCGGGTATTCGTCCAGTTGAAAGGCGGGTTGAAATCCGCTTCTCAACAAGCCTTCGTCGTCTACAAACAGGTAATCCCCGCTACTTAAACGAACAGTTGTAAACATCGTGCAACCTATCTCTTTGCACATCCAGTCCGTATCCATAATTCCATATTCTTCTTCGGGGGCATCTACCTCTTTAATGGTGGATTCCTTGGCATTTATCTTTATTATCTTCATTTTTTTCTTGACACTCCTTTTTTGGGTTTGCATTCCTTAAGGAACAGTTCCTTAAGTTAGTTAATCTTTTATACTAAAAGATGGGTATCCTTAAGTAGGTACCCCTTAAGGTAGGTATCCTTAAGGTTCATAAGGCGGGATTAAATCTTTTATGAGTCGGTAGTCCTCCTCGGTTAATGATCTAAGAGGTAGGTGAAACAAGGTACCCCCATCGTCAGCCCAGTAATGAATGGATTCTATTTCTATTTCTTCAAGATTCCATTGGTGCCATTTATGTGTAACTTTTTCGTGTCCTAGAGTCCCATCGCACTCGCAGAGTTCGGGCACAAATGTGGCTACCCCGTAAACATCTATTTTATTTCCTTCTCTTATTTCAAGATCGTGAATTTCAAATTGTTTATCTTCGGGTTCTAATCGCATACATCCTCCTGCTCTTTTTTGTGTAGGGCGTAGTTAATAGCACAACGCAAGTGTAGCTCCTCTTGGGGTAGCACTCTATCCCAATTCTTTCTTTCGTTTATTACCCGCTCGTAAGTTTCCCTTCTTTCCTCCTTGGTCGGTTCGGGAACATCTCCAACGGCTTTTAAAAGGGTCTTACATCTTTTAATGAATTCCCTTTGATGTTTTTCGTAGTCTTTTATGATTTGTTTATATTCCATATCTGCACCTTTACATATTTGGCGTTTTGATGCAAGTCTTTTTTTGTAAATATTTGATAATAAATAATTTAAGGGGTACCCCCTTTCTTTGCCCTTTCTTTGGTTTGCAGGTATAAAAAAGGGGGCAACCAAAACGGCTACCCCCTAGCTTCAACCCTAACCAAATATTTTTTTACTTTCTATTTTCTTCAAGTGTTTCAATTATGTTATCAAGGCAATCACCTATGGTAATCTCTGTGCCTTCATTGTCTTTCGGTTTGTTCAATAAGTTACCTTGTGCAAATCGTAAAGCGTTGCGAATGTCGTAGGCATCACAGAGTAAGTCAAATATGGTTTCCTCGTTTATTACTTTCATCTCCT